GCAACATCACCGCCAGCCCAACTGATTGTAAACGTCTGAGCTTGTGGTTGATCCTCTTTCTTATCACGAACGCCCCAAGGCATGTTGCGTGCTAGCGTCCACTTCAAGCTGTCGATCTCAAGTCTACGCCGCTGCACTTCCGCATTGGCTAGCCTGTTGTCCTCAAACGCAGGCAACGGCTCCTGAGCCAGCTTGATGATTTGGTCTGTGTGGTACTCACTCTGCATCACACGGCCCCGACGATATATCTCGTACAGCTCTTCATCACGCAGCACAGCTTGCATCACGCCTTGGTATGTCGGCATGTTCGCTGACTTCAATATGTCCTTGAGCGTTTCACCAATAGCCAACCTGTCTGCAATCTTGTGCATCAGGTCTGCGTCAATCTTTACAGGTTTCTTTGCCATGTCTTACCTCAATTCTGCTGATACGACTTTAACACAAAAAAGGCCCAGCGCAATGCTGGGCCAGTTCAGTGAGGCAGATTGCGCAGAAGGAAATGGGTAAAGCTCTGCGCCATCAGGTGCCACCACGTTATCACCAAGGTATCGGATCATCAAATGTTTTTCCTTTGATGTCGATCATCTCTGCACCGGGAAATGATTGCTTCGCTGCCTTCTCCAACTCCCCCATCCAATGCTCTCTGAAGTAACGATAGGCCAGCGCAACCTCTCGCAGCGTCAGCAGCTCCAACTCAGGCCGCTGCTCTTTGATCGCACGCCAACCTCTGCCGTCCCTCATAACGCCAAACAGCTTGCCGTCCACCTCAACCTCCCAGACATCCGTACACGCCTTCTGAGCGCCCACACGCTCAGCTTCCTGATCCATTGCCTGCAGCCCCCGCACAACGACCTCGCAGCGCTTCCTACACTCTTCCACATCATTGTCTGCCAGGGCTGCATTCATCTTGGCAACCGCACTGCCATACTTCTGCGCCATCTTGACATCCACCAGCTCGGGCAGCCGATCTGTCCCCCACTTCCGATCCATCTCGATCACCATCCTGTCAACCGGGGCAACTGCGTAATCGCACATGATGGCATCTTTGGTCTGATTGCCATGCAATATACGATCCGACTTCTTTTGTCTTTTAGTCTGCTTCATCTTCCTCACCTCACTAATCTTCCTCACCTTGAACCGAAGCCCTCACTTCCCCTCCTCACCTCTATGCATATACATAGAGGAGGTGAGGAGGAAGAATTTCAGGCGCTTTTTTCCTCACTTCCTCACCTCTTCCTCACCTTGGATTTTAAGGTGAGGAAGGTGAGGAGATTGGCTAAACTTCGTCCCATCTGATCATCTCCCCGACAACCACACACTGCACATCTCTGCCCTGTCTTTTGTCGTACATCTCTGCCGCCTTCAGGACGTTTGTCTTCATCCACTGCTTAACGATTGCCTTAACCTTTGCTTTGTCTCCGGGCTTTTCCATGTCGAGGTTTAGCTCTTCGGCGACAGCCTGCCCGACATACTGCTTGGCCTGCACGTTCGCCTTGTACGGCGTTTGGTTGGCCTCTGCCTCTTGTACAAGTTTCTGTACGTTTCTGGCATTGTCGGCTGTCACGCCGTCAAACAGGTCAGGCAGCTTAAACTCCGTGGCAACCCCGATATGCTCACCGTTTGCTATTTCGACGCTTTGCATGCGCCTGTAGACTGCCTTGTCTGATGGCGGCGCCAGGTTTGCCTTGCCGTCATCAACTCTGAATATGCCGAGCGCTTCGTGTTCGTCTACGCCGAGCGCCATTGCATCTTCTGGAGTTATTCTGTTGATGACCCTAGCTGCTCGGGCTGCTCCAATCAGGCTGCCAGCTCCGCGCACACTGTCAATCGTTGCATCATCACCATTGCCTTTTCTGATGTGGTGTACGAGCTGGACTGAGCTGTTTGTGTCGCGGGCCAGTTTGCGCAGCATGGCAACGACTGCTTGGATGCTGCCGTTGTTGTTCTCGTTGACGAGGTGAGCTGAGACAAACGGATCAAGGATGATGGCGCCGATGTTGTTTTCTTTGATGACGCGGATCATGGCTGCCAGCATGTCGTCGTTTGTGATCAGTCCGTCCCTGCCTTCTGCCGCCAGAGTAATCTGCATGGTGTCCTCACCGTCCATGAACAGTCGGCCTTTGATCTCTTCTGGCTTGATGTTGTAATGCTGCATAGCTGCGATTGTACGCATCTGCATTTCGCTGATTGGATCTTCAAGGTTGATGATCCAGACGTTTGTTTGTTCTTTTACGTCTACGCCGAGGAGCGGCTTGCCTGTTGCGATTGCCAGAGCTTCCACAATGATTGCACTTGTCTTACCTATGCCGCCTGCCGAGGCTGTCACGCTGATGTACTTCTTGATGTAGTCGTAGCCGTAGACCCACTCCCTGCGCGGCAGCGTGAGCGCGTTGAACATATTGTAGGGTGTAGGCCATGATTGCTCCTTATCCTCACTCAGCGCCTCGTTCTGCTGCTCCATGCGCTCCTGCACTGGATCTGGCGGCGGTGTCCATCCTTTGTTTCTGGCACCGTCTATTGCCTTCTGCACTTCGTTGCGTGTTTCGTCTACTGTGTAGCCCGCCAAAGTAAAGCTATCTGTTATGGCGTGTATCTCTTCGTCTGACAGCCCTTTGGTGACGTATGAGCCGACAAGGCGCACCATGTTTAGGTGCCAATCGTCACCCGCTAGTACGTTTTGGACTGCCAGTTGCCTGTCCATTGCTTGCTGCCCGAGGTCTATGCTGATCGTGCTAGCTGCCTGTGTTTCTAGCTTTGGGAATGCTCTTGTCAGGCGCTCCATTGGCTGCGGATCTCGATCCGTACTAAATTCTGTACGCATTGTGACCAGCTCTGGGACGTAGCCCTTGTCTTGTTTCTTTTTGTTGGGCCAAGAGACTGTGCCTGCCACGCGCATGATGCGTGATGGGTTGATGACTGCCGGGTCTGTCTGAAGGCTGGCGGCGATTGACTTCTGGACTTCGCGCCATGCGTCTAGGTTCTTTACTGGCTCTTCAAGCTGCCAATATGCGTGGCCTCTTGCGAAAGGTGTTGTGCCTGTCTTGACTGACATTGTGAATTTCGGGCCAGCAAATGACATAATGTTTTCCATCGCGCCCTTTGTGTCTGCATCTGCGAAGCAGTAGAAGGCTGCCAGAATGTCTGTGTCCTTGGCTGCCTTGCCTGCTGGGATTGGCATGATTGGATCAATTGGATTGATGCACATGTAGATGTTTGCCTTGGACTTATTCATGGCCTCGGCGTGTTCGACTGCTTCGTCTATTTGATCTAGCCTAAAACGTGATGCATTTGTTGATCCACTTGTTGAGATTGAACGTATCTCTAATAAAGGCTGCCCAACCTCATTCCAATTCTCTGTGATTTGTGATATGAACTGCTTAATGATGTCGGACTTGGGAGCCATTTCCATTTTGTTTTCCATTTCCTGTTTCATTTTTTTCTCCCTGTTGGACTTCCCCGGCGAATAAACCGCCGGGGATTTTTTCTTAGAACTCCATGTCATCATCTGCGGCTGCTGGAGCAGGCGCGGGAGCGGGAGTTGGCTCTGTGGCAATGCCTGCCGCAGCACCTTCCTTCAGGCAGTCGGGCTTGTCGACCCACTTGACGACCTCAAAGATCGGGTAGCATGTGGAGCCTTTTGTAAACTTCAGCTCCTTTGCTTCCTTCATTTTGATGAGCGGCATTTGACCTGCTGCTGGCTGCTCGGTCAGCATAGGTGCGAGATCTGCCAGAGCTGACCACACGCCTGCGCCTGCTTGTTCCCACATGGCAACCTTACCGCCGCCGATGGCGCACTTGACTGAGAAGCCTTTCTTGTAGTCATCGCCAGGTTTCTGCATCATCTGGTTGACGTTTGGGTTCCACTTCCATTCTGGAGCCACGCCTGCCATGCCTTCTGATCTTTGCCAGCCTGTCTTGAGGCTGTCGAGATCAATGACGAAACCTTTTGTTTGGGCTTCTTCGTACTCGCTCTTTGACGATCCTTCGCGCAAGAAGAATTGCTTTGCACGAACTGCTCCGTCCTGCGTGCCTCTTGCTGACCATCCGAGGAATACGTTGATGCCATCGCCGCCGTTGTTGCCTAAATCAATTTGAAACATTGTTGTGTCCTTTCACTTTGCTTCGTTGTTGACATTGTTGTGCTGCTTTAACCCGCGCAGCTTGGGATCACTCAATTAAGTCGAAGTCTTCGTCATCATCATCTTCATGCATCTCAAAGTTACTATCTAAGATCACATCATTGATTAACTTCTTCACTGGATACCAGCCTTCCTTTGCTGGGCCAGGCGTGTATTCGATGTGTGCTTTGAGTTTATGGGGCCAAAAGTTAATAACTGATTGACCAATCTTACACTGCACTTGCCAAGGCGCTTGTTCATAGTTTGGAAAATAAAAATTAATGCCACGTTTTTCTTTAAACCATATGAACATGTCATTCATAAGGTAACAGGAAACCAAGTCATCTTGATCCATTTCCTTCCAAGTAATTGATGCCTTGTAGTTATATTCCATAAAGCTCCTCCCTAATTGCTTCTCCACCGTTCCAGTAGAATGAGTTGGGGTTGACCGGGATGACATCTCTGATGTCTGCCGCGCTGCCAGCCCGCAGAAACTTTTCCATGCGGCTGATCTGCTTCTTTGCTTTTGC